CCTTCTGTTCCCAACGATCTCTGCGTGCGGCGTTGCGGTTATCCCTTTCAGCATCACGCTGCGCTCGCCGCACTGAAGTGCGCCTATGCGGAATGCGTTGTTGTTTACTTGCCCAACATACATGGCGAATACGTTTGGGTCGTTTGGCTGAGTCTGCTCAACCTTGACAGTGACGATCGGCTGCATCGTCATTACTCCGTCGTACATATCGCCGGCGGGATTGACTGCCATGCTCCAGTTACCAAAATTCGGCGCTTGCGCAGGCCAGATCGGCCGCCACGTCCAACTAGGCGCTTCGATCGCGCTGGTTTCGGTGCTCCAGTTGGCCTTTCTTGCTTCAGGGGGCTGCGACCGCGGGTCGGCGTTGCCTCCATTTTCGCTCTCGTATCCGCCTTGCTGGAGCGAAAGCGCTTGCGATGAGTAGTTTGCCGTGACGATGAAGACGTGCCGGCTTTCGCCCTCTGGCTTCAAGTCAATCGAGTCGCAGACACAGAATGTGTTGGTGGGGTGAGACTGACCGATCGTCACGCCGATCCGGGTGCGGACGTCTTCCCCCCCGGTCGCTATGTCGCTAGGGTTGTTGTAGACGAGTTTCCACACTCGCTGAAACCGCAGACTCGAAGATGAGCCTGTGCCGCCGGCTGCGTCCAGGGCGAGCGTCGCGCCTGAGCCGGAAGTGATTTCCTTGACGATCTTGGGTGCTGCCATTAGAGATTCACCACAACGCCCGTCGATGCGAGGACGGCCCTTTCAATGGCTTCGAGGAGGCTTGACTGCTTCTTCAGTTCAGTGAGGTTCACGTCCCTCGCCGAGTCGTCGCCGCGGATGAGGCGGTTGAGTTCGGAGGCACCCTGCGACGTGCTGATGTCGCTGACGTTGAGGGCGGCCCTGGACGGACCCTGAAGGCGTGCCGTCATCACCTCTTCGCCCAACTGGGCGTAGAGCGGGGCGACGTCCTTTGCCATCTCCATCGCGGCCTTTCGGGCAAGGCCGCGAATCTCGTTGCCTCGGCCCTCATCCCGAAGGAACTTAGCGGCATTGCCGAGGTCGCCGGCCTGCCTTGCAATCTCTTCCTTCCGCTTCTCCTCTTCGGTGCGGCCCATTTCCAGGCCACGCTCAATCGACTGCCGACGCTGCATCTCCTTGTCGGCCTTGTCGGCCTTGTCTCGTTCCGCCTGCACCTCGGGGCGGTTCTCGAACTCGCGTTGCTGCTCTGTTCTCAACCGTCGGGCCTCGGCGGCGGCGGCTTCGCGCTGCGCGGGCGTGCCGCTCTCGCCTGCCGCAAACCTCTCAAGTTCAGCGATCCTGTCGGCCCGTGCCTTCGCCGCCGGATTCTGGCCGGTCGCCATCTCCTCCTCAAACGCGACACGCTGTTCGTTGATCGCCTTCTCGGCGCGGAGTTTTTCGTCCTCGGCATCTCGCATGGTCTGTTCAGCACGTTCCCGCTGGCCGCGGGCTCGACGGGCTTCGGGGGAGTTTTCACCGAAGATCGCCGCCGCCTCGTTCTCACGCCGACGGGCGTCGCCGGCCCGGCCGGTCGCTTCACCGACCAAGGTGTTCTGGAGCGTCATCGCGGCCTTGTTCAAGGCTTCTTGGAAGCCGCCCAGCGCGACGGACGTGGCAAGGATTTCCGCCGCCACCTTGTTTTGGGCGTCAATCTCTCCTTGGATTGCCTTCGCTCTCTTGTCTCCTTCTGGCGTCTTTTCTCCAAGAGCCGCGTCACGACGCTTCTCAAGGTCGCTGCGTCGCACCTCCATTTCAGTCATCTGTCCTTGGAGGCTTGAGATACCAACGCCGGACAGGTTCTTTCGGGCTGCGTCAAGCATCCCCTCGGTGGTGAAGGACTTCTCCAAAGCATCCCAGACTTTGTCGTCCAGAAACTTTACGCGAGCATTCTCAATCCGGTCGCGGAGGTCGCTCATTGCGTCGTCAAACGGCGACTCGATGCCGGCCGAGATCGCAGCCTCCATGTCTCGCTGGAGTTGCTCCATCTCGGCCCTAAGATCAAGCCCTTCAATCCCGCTGCCATTTGCGGCAGAGCCACTGATGACGCTGTCCAGGCTGGCTGCCATGCCCGACATCTGCCGCTGCCGCATCTCGTTCGCAAGGGCGATGCGGTCTTTCTCCTGGGCACTGGCCGCATCCGCTGCATCGACGGCTGCCCTGGCCTGCCGAACGCCGGCGCGTTGCTCAAACCTACGCTTGAGTTCCAGCCCGGCGTCTTCGGCGTCGATCCTTGCCTTCTCCTGATCCTCGGCAGACTTCGTTCTGTCGGTCGCGCCCTCTTTGCCCTTCCTCACCCGCTCGGCAAGGGCCGAAAGTTCGGCGTTGCCTGGAATCTCTGCCTCAAACGCGATTCTCTCGCGATTTAGCGACCGTTCTAGCGCACGGTCGCGGCCTTCTTGATTCCTTGCTTCCGCTTGGGCGTCAGCCGCCGCCCCTGCGAAAGCCGGGTTTCGATTAGCCGCCCGACGAAGTTCCTGCTCCCTGTTCTGCGCCTCCTGCACGAGCGTGCGAGAGAGAGCCACAGCGGCCTCTTCGATAGCGCGTTGAAAGATAGCGACGGCGTTGGCGGCGGCTTCGAGTTGTGTCGTAAGCCGATCGACACGATCCAGTTCGTACTCTGCCCTGTTTGCTCCGAACTCGTCACCCCTCGTCCTGGCACGATCGCGCTCGCCTTCCAGTTCCTGCCGCCTTGCCTGCGCCCTGGCGATGTCGGTCGCGATGTTCGACGGGCCGATGCCGCTAAGTTGCTCTGCCGCACGGTCGAGCCGTTCCTTCGTCGGCACGAGAGCGCCGAGGGCTACGTCTCGGGCGAACTTGTCGGCCTCTTGGTAGAGGAACTCAAGAGCCTTCGCAGCGTCGTCTGCGGCCTTTTCCAGTTCAGCCGTGTTTCCGCCTTCCCGAGTCACTTTCTCCAGTTGGGTGATGATGTCGGCGAACTCTTTTGAGACTCCGGCGATCTGGGACTCGAACTGTGAAGTGACGTTTCCGCCCAGGCCCAGGCCGGCAACGCGGTCCCGAACGCCAGGGGTCAGTTCAGCCGCGGCGGCTGCGGCCATCGCACGGGGCATGAAGCGTTCGTTGCGACGGAGGACGATGTCCTCTTGAATCCTTGCTCGCTCCTCCTCCAACTTTGCAATCTGTTCTCGGGCTCGGCGGATGGCCGTTGTCCCGCCCGCCTCGCTAGACATTTCTGGAACATAGTCAGCGCGAGCCCTCTCGAAGAAGTTCGACGACTTGATGGCGTCGCCGAGTTGCGAAATCTGCTTATCAAGTGCAGCAACCGCATCCTCTGGCTTTTTGACGTCAGAGGCTTTCTCTCTTGACGCCTCCCTCGCGCGACGGGCAGAGGCCGCGTCCGTCGCCTCCCAGTTCGACCGGCTCGACCCTCGCAGGGCTATTTCCGCAGCGCGGGCCGCGTTGAGGTCGGCGTTTACTTGACTCATCGACGGGGGGGCTATGCTTCGGGACTGTATTGCGTCCCGCTGCTTCTTTGCCTCGTCGAGTTGACGGAGCAACTTTCCCCTAGTGCCGATGTCAGTTGTCTTCTCGACTTGTCCCTCAAGGGAGAGAACTCGGGACTGCGCTTGCGCGAAATCGGCGCTGCTTCCTAACACCCTCGACTTCGCAAGTTCGACGGCCTCTGCCCTGCGATCTTTCGCAAAGTCTTCGGCCTTCGACTGACCTCCACCCATCCCTGATTCACGAAGCGCTTTCCCGAGTTCCTTGTAAGCCTCGGCTGTCTTCTCTGCGATATTCTTAGACTTCTCAAGTTCACCGTTTAGAGCCTTGTTCTGCTCCTCGAACTTACCGAAATCAAAGATCGCCCTCGCGAGCGGGATGGCGAGTGTCGTGCCGATCACAGCGCCCAGGCCAATCCAGAGCCCCGTGGTGCCTCCCAGGATGAACGCCATTTGCGTGATGTTGTTGCTGATGGCGCGGAGTTTGAACTCCAGGCCGCCCGTGGACGACATGAAATCGTCCACGGCAAATGCAGCCTGCCCCATAGCGAGGTTGAACTTGTCGGCCCCCATGCGGCCGACGTCGCCCATGCTCGACCGCTGGATGTTCTGAACGAACCCGGCGGCCTGGGACTTGTCCTTCAAGTTTCCTTGCGCCTGCGCGACCTGGGCGATCTTGTTGAGGAGTTCGTCTAAGTCCTTTTTGGTAGCATCCGTCGCAAGAGTGCCTGCATTCGCAGAGTCGATCAGCGCCTTCTGATACTTCCCGATCGCGGTCGCCACCGGCCCGCTGGCTGTCGCGCCAACGGCAGCCATGCCTTGACGGATAGCGTTAAGTTGAGCGGCGTAGTTGCTGGCGGCGTTGCTATCTAGAAACGAACCGAAGTTTCCGCGAAACTGTGTAGCCGTCTGCGCTCGCTTTAGGTTTCGCTCAAGGTTGACTGCTTCTTGGGCTGCCCTCGCTAGTTGGCCGGCGGTCGGGTTGTTCCCGAGGGCGAATACAGCCTGCTTGGCCCTCTCCAGTGCCGGGATCAGTTTCGCTTGAACAGGAATCGGAAGGTCGGACATCGCTGACTGAAGCGACCGAACCTTCGACGCCAAGTCTCCGACACGAGCCGCCGACGAGTCTGGAGAATCGCCGAACATCCCCTTGAATCGCTTCTCTTCGTTCTGGCGAAGCCTGTCTGGGAGATAGTTGGGAGGGAGGTTGGTCCCGCGTCGGCTGAAACGAACCGTCGCAGCGTCGATCTCCTCGTCTCTCTTTCGGCTTTGCTCGGCAACCCTGTCCCGAAAGAAGTTCGGCGGGAGATTTGTCACGCGGCGGCTGGACAGGCCAATGAGGTGGCTCTCGAAATCCTTGATCTTCGACGTCGCCTGGGACGTGTCGACGTCGAGCGGAAGTTGCTTCGACAACCTTGCCATAAGGCCGTCGAGAACATCCTGAACCCGTAAAAGTTTTGCCTCCGCTTCAGCACGACCCGCGTCGGTGGTTGCTCCAACAACGCCAGAGTAGGCTTCCGAAGCCCTCTGCGCATTCCTGTTGATCCTTTGGGTGAGCCTTGATACGTCAGGCGTACCCTCGATGAACGAGGCTGGCTGGCCGGCTGCCCTATTGGTGAGCGCCCTCGCTGACTGAAGTTGCGCGGCAAGCCGCGGGTTGGCGAACGACAACTCCCTGCCGGTGCTCATGCCACCGATCGCGGCCTGGGCTTCCGCCAGTTGCTTTAGAACTGCGAGTAATCCTCGGGCCTCCCTTGCCACAGAGCCGAACTGATTGCTTGCCCCGACCGTCCCCAGCGAATCCTTTACGGCCTCTGCCTTGGCTTGAACTTGAGCCATTGCCGCAGAGACGTTTTGCTGCATGGCTAGACCCAGGCCCGCCGCAACCCTGGCCGCCTCGTTCAGTGGCTCCGCGATGAGTTTTGCTGCTGCCGCCGTCTGCCGCATCTTCAGTTCGGCGGCTTCGAGTCCTTGCTTGCCGACAATCTCGATCGCGACCGTGATCTGGTCGAGAGACTGCAACTTCTCAAACTTGTTGATGACCTCCTGCTCCTCTTTGCTCATTGCAGCGAGGAGTGACCTTGCCTGTTGCAGGCCGCCAAGGTCTGAGACAAACTTTATGTCCTTCGACGTGATCTTCGAGATCGCGTCACGCAGTTCCGACACCTTGGCGAAGCCGGTGCCGGTGACGCTGATGTCGATCTGCCGCTTGCCGAGAGATGCAAGGCGGGTCTTCAGCCCTTCGATGTCCTTGAAGGCTCCCTCGAAGCCCTTGAAGGACAACTTCATCGAGGCCGCGGCCTGGAGCGCTCGCTCCATCTTCTGGAGCGGCGTGTAGATACCCTCGAAAGCCTTCGAGGCACCGGAAGAGGCAGAGGTCAGGTTGCTCTGGACGGTTCTGGAGAACTTCTGGACTTCAGACGCCGCGGCATCCAACTTCGGCTTGAAGTCGCCGGTGTTCGCGGTGACGATCGCAGAGATTTTGCCGAGGTAGCCCATTTATATACCCTGCAATTTCTTGAACTCTGCGATCATCTCCTGTTCACCCTGCTCCGGCCGCTTGGCAACAGGCATGAAAGCAGACTCCTCGGGGATGTCCTGCTTCTTGTAGTTACCAGAGGCCGCCATCACGATCCGGCAAAGCCTCGCCGTCTGTTGCCACGAGTCGGGGAGCGGCCACCTCTGATCGTAGGCGTACCACTCGCTTAGTTCCTCGCTGTCGATCTCCCGAAGGAGTTGTTTGACCGTCTTCCCTAGCGAGAGCGCTAGTTTGAAGTAGAAGCGTCGCTCGGGTCGACGGTCGAATCGTTTCCCAGTTCTTCGATCGCCTCGTTGGTGAAGGCGTTCAGCGACCATGCCTTCTCGAACAGGCGATTGAGGACGAGGCTGGACTTCTTTCCCAGTTCCGCAACCTCCGCGTCGGTGAAGAGTCGCGAGCCGTTCTCGTCGCACAGCGTGAGGACGAGGAAGCGGCTGCGGAAGTTCTTCATCTTCTGCTCGTTGTAGCCGTCCTCGAAGCAGTCGCGGTCCAGGCCGCTAATCGTCTTGATGTACACGTCGCCGCCCCACTCTGGGACGTTGACCTTGTCCAACTTGAAGTCACCAGCCGAAAGAATCGCTGACTTACTAAGAGCCATAAAACCCTCAAAGAAAAGAAACTAAACCTGCGTGACGCTGCACGCCAGATACGTTGATGAACCGCCACTCGGAACACGGGCAGTGCTATTGATCTGCATCAGCACCTTGCCTGCGATGATCATGTCTGCGACAGACGTTACGCCGCCGCTAGTCTTTATGAAGTACGCGGAGTAGTCATACTCACGAGGGCTCCCCCCAACGGAGTATTCCGGCGTCGCTGAACTGAATGAAGTGCCGAACGGAATGACGAACGTCGCAATGTTCGTAACCGTCGAATATGTGCCTGTTATGGTCGTCTTTGCGATAGCGGCGGTCGTAGCGCCTGTCACGACGTATGGCGACGACGTAACCACAGTCCCGCCTGTGGCTGATATCAAGTTCGACCCGGCCGGATACAGCGCGTCGTTTATCGAAGTGAATTCAGTGAATACAGGCTGTGCCGTAATCCTGACCGCCGTCACCGTGTAAGTTGGGCCGCTGCACATGGTGGCGGTCGCTGTGACATTTGCGGCCGACGTAATCGTGATGTCGTAGGAGGATAGAGCCATTGGGGCTAGTTGCCATACCAATCAGTAGGAACGAATTTCATCGTTCCTCGAAACACGTCGCCGACAGAGCCCCCGGATGAAACGGATTCGACGATCACGTTTCTTGATATGTTGTAGCCGGAGGCCGAGAATGTCATTTGCCCAATCTTTCCGATCATTGAGTCGATGCTCATCGACCCGTTGCTCAAGAAAAAAAAATCGACAGTGATCGAACCGCCGGTCCATGCTCCGGTCGGCACGCGGACGACCGTCTTCGTGCTGTCGTACAGCCCCGTGACGTCCGCAATCTCTGCCGTCGGTGCTTCGACGGTGACTTTTGTCACACCGCCCTCGAATGTGCTGCCGCCGGTCCTCGGAATGAACGAGAAGGTAGCGCCTTGGGCGGTTACAGCCCTGCCAGCGGTCGGCATGGGTCAGCCAATCGTTATCGAGAGAACTGAATCGTCGCCTGCGACCGGATGATGTTTCCGACTGCGAACGTCGTGCTCGACGAGGTGACGGTGCCGTTTAGGCCAGAAACACCTGGGCCGGAGAATGCAGCGGAGTTGCCTGCTCGCGGGCCGTAGCCCATGAACTCCAGAGTCGCTTCGGAGGCATTCTTCAGAGGTGCATTCTGGTACTTCTTCTGAGTATCGGTGAGTATCGTCACGTCCAACTGCTCTGCGGAGTCGCGAACAGTGACGCTGGCGCAAGCGTAGGTCGTCCCCCCGAACGTGATCCCAGTGGAAGAAAGGGCGGCTGGCACGGTATTCTACTCCTGTATCGTGGCGTGGAGACGGTCAGGCATTCGCCGCTCGGACGGTGGTGGTGTATCCGACAACCTCGCCCACACGGTAAGAAACCTCGGAAGACATTACTGTTGAATATGTGAACGTGATGCTTCCACACGAGAAACTAGCGGTTCCTCCGATGGCGAGCGAAGCGCCGATGTGGTTGAGCGTGATGTCGGCGGCGTCTTTCAAGCCGGAGATATACGTCTTGTAGCCGTTATCGGCAATAGCCATGTCCGACGTTTCAATCGTCGGAGCGGACTCGTTGATCGAGACTTGCGTCACGTTCGCGACAGTCGCGCCGGCGACGGTAACGGCAACACCCTGAGAAACAGTAAAAGCCATGTGTCAGCCCTCTGATTCGCCCCAACGTATCTGGTAAAGTTGCCGCACTTCGTAGGCTGGCGGGAGTTGGGCTCCCACAGCCGACGGGTCGAGGTAGTCGTCCGTTTCGGAGACAAGCCTCATATCATGTATTGTACAACCGGCGAGCGTGCCGATTCGTCCATCCAGCGCAAGCCTCACCTCATCCGCCAACTCGCGGGCCTCGTCGTAGTTCTTGCCCCAAGTCGCGATCTGAAGATTTACTAGTGGCAGGAAGATCGGCCCGGCCAGCGTCGAGTCGCGAGTGATGTTCGCTCGACGGTATACGCAGAACGGCATCATGGCCGTCTTGGGTACGGCGACGGCGTAGACCTGAAAGCCAGCGACCCTGGCGACCTGGGGAGTCGTCACCAGCCGGAGCCAGATGTGCTTCTCGGGGGAGATGATCATTGGCCGATGACCCCGTTGATTTTGCTCTGAATTCTGTTGATGAGTAGGTTCAGTGCTTCCGACCCCGACTCCGAGATGGACTGTTCCATCGCGTGCTTCGCCGGCATGGCCCCGTAGGTTTCGCCGGGGTGAAGCGTGACCGGGTGCATCTTGCCGCCGGTGTCACCGAAGTCGTGCGGATAACCGCGGCCCATGCGAGCCTGCCTCGTCGGCTCGTTGATCGAGCCCATGAGGTAGTAGTAGCCCTTCGACATATTTGCGAACTGATCGTTATTGAACGAGCCCGCTCGCTTCATCTTCCCGTTGATCATCTGATGGACGTTTAGGTACGTCCGGCGGCCTTTTGTGCCGGGCTTGCGGCGGTCGGTTCCGAATTCGACGATCCAGGCCGCGTTGCCCGATTCTTTCCCTTCGCTACTGCCGGCTCGGCCGGACTGCCACGGGCCGACGATGGCGAGGACCGTTCCGTCCTGTGGATAGACTCGCTTCTCGATCCTGACAGACTTGCCGAGATTCCCCGTGACGTCGCCGACCTTCGCCTTGTATCTCTTCTGGATGATCCTTGCGGCGTCTCGGCACGACTCGTAGAGGAGTTTGTCGGCATCTGCACCTACGCTGTTCGCGAGCCGCCGGAGTTCCTCGGCTACTTCACGAGCGCCGGCTGTCTGTACCGAGACGAACGCCTCGGCCAACTGCTTGCCGGAACGGCCGCCGAAGTCGCGTGGTGACCCCTGTCCTTGAGTAATCATGGGTCTTCCCTCGCCAGGACTTCATAGATCGTCCGATTCTCTCGTTCGAGGATGCTCGTGATCTGGAGTTCCCGATCCCGCCACACGAGGCGGTGCTGGTGAGTCAGGCCGGGGTATGCCCTGAGAAAGATGCGATGAGTAACGATCACGCCGGATTGCTGCCCGGCGAAGTAGTCTCGGACGCTGACGCCGGCCACGCTCGCCCAGACCTCTCCGACCGTCTGGAACTCGACGGTCGCCTCGCCAAACGGGTTCTGTTGGTCGACGGGTGCCTGGATCGTCACCCGCTCGCGCATGAGGCCGATCTTCATGGTCACCCCACCCAGAGAGCGGTGTATGAGCCAGAGCCGCCTGGGGCGGAAACAGTGATCGTCGCAGTGGTCGGAATGACGGCGACTCGACCCGCCGGCACGTCGATGGCACCAGCCAACCGCAGGACAGCGTTCCCGGTGTTCTTCACGGCCAGCGTCGACAGCGAACCGGCTCCGACGATCTGCACGGCCGAGGTCGCTACGGTGCCGGTGATCGTCAGTGCCGACGTTGCCGTCGCCAGGGCGTGCTCGGAGAGCGACCCGATGTTGAACGTCGTGTCGGTCGAGTCGTGGTAGATCACGTCTGTGTCGATGCGGTATCGAATGGTCATCGGTAGTTGACCCCCAGGCCGCTGGCGGCCAGAAGCGTGTCGAAGGTGTACGGCACAGAAGCGACGCCGCCGACGACTGCCGGCTGTCTCGACTCGAAGAGGTGTGCCACGAGCATGAGAATCAGGTGCTTGGCGACAGGGGGCACATTCGTCCCGTCGGCCCCGTAGCCGGCCGTGTACCGGACTATGACGCTGTTCTCGTCGCCTCGGGTCGGCGGCCACGCCGTGGCCCATTGCGGAAAGATGCGGCCGGGGATGCCGCGACTGTCGACCTGAAAGTTCCCGGCGTCGCTTGTGAGCGATGCCGTGGTGCCGTCGCCGTTGCGGTAAGTCACGGTGACGTTGGCAGACGCCATCGGGGCTCGCGGAAGGACGATGGCCCAGATCGGAAACAGGTCGTAGCGAGCCTCCCAGACGGTCGTGCAGAGGGTGATGTCGAGGACGTCCTCGACGTACTGCCTCGCTACGGCAATCAGATTCTGGATGTATTCGTTTTCTGCGTCAGTGTCGATTCGACACTGCGACTTCGCCATCGCGAGGCTGACGGGCTCGACGGACGGGTTTGTGACCCTCACCAAACTCCGAAACGGAGTGATCGTGGCGTTTGGCGACTGCGGGGTGCCAAAGATGATCGTATCCATTGCATTCCCTTGCTACTTGCGTGGCTTCTTCCCTGCCTTTGGCGACGCTTCGGCCGTCTCGATCTCCGGCTCGTCAACGCTCCGCTCGACCACTGGAGCCTTCTCCTTGACCTCCTCGATCAGCCCACGGGCAATGAGGATTTCGCACATGCCGCCCGGCCAATCCTCAAAGACTTGCCCCGGCTCGTAGGCGTCGAATCCCATCAGGATGCGGACTTTCATGTGATCGCCCCCCAGGCTTCCTTGGGTGCCTTCTGGCCGCTGTTCCAATACTCGGTCGAGTGCTGTTGAATCTTGTTGCCGGGGGCTCCCAATGCCGGCCAAGTCACCATCAGTTCGCAGTGGCCGACGCTGATGCCGGTTGCCATGCCCAGCGTGTTCCCGACTTCGCCCCACTTGTTCCAGAACGACACGTCTTCGTCGATGTGGCCGCCAGTGAACTCGCCGTCGTCGTTCGGAGTGGCCTCGAACCAGGGCTTCGGCATCTTCTTGAGTGCCGAAGTGCGAAGGAACGTCAAGCCGAAGTGCGCGGTTCCCACCAGTTGCACCGGCTTGTTGAACCAATCGCCGCCGACCTGACACTTGTCGTCAGGGGCTACGCCGGGCATGGAGAACATGACCGCGTCGCTCTCTCGCTTGAGTTGCAGCGGGGCGATTGCGTCGACGCCGCTGTGCATCATCAGGGCGAGGAGAGCCTCGACCGTCTTTGCGTTGAAGACGGTGTCGTAATCTATCGTCAGGATGAAGTCGTGCGTATCAATAACGCTCGACATCCCGCGAGCGAGGCACTGGGACCAGTAGGCACCCGTCACCTTGATCGGTGCGATGCCGTGAGGTGCTAGTGCCGCCGCCACACACAGAAGGTTGTCGGTAAACGCGAGGCGCGGGGTCGACATGACCGCCGCGACCTTCGCGTCTGCCTCAACATTACCAACACGCAACTTCATCGGTTCGCTCCTTTTGACGGGAGCGGGCGCGCTTCCTTGCGCCTTCACCGGCCGGTCATTGGCCGTCCCGCTTTGATCGGGATTAGCCCTTGACCCAGCCGATGCAACCAGCCTCGGCGGCAGTCGTCGGAGCGTTCTCGCCACGCGAGAGACGACCCTCGACAGCCACCGCGATCGAAGCCGACGGCTGGACGCTGACCTTCAGGTAGCGCTTCCGCACCTTCGTGTCGATATCCAACTTGACGATCGCCGTGTTCGACGTGTCGGTCACGGTGGGGATCGTGAAGTCGGTGCCGCCGACGAACCCGCTGACGTTCGAGTAGGTCGAGTTGTCGTCCGACTCCTCGATCTTCAGCACGCTGGCGAACGTGGTAGCCGCATTCGACGCCCGAAGGACGGTGAACGAGGCGTAGTCGTAGGACTGCGTATCGACGACGAGCGTCGAAACCGACGTTGCAGCCGCCGAAGGCAGCGAGGCAACGATCTTGTGCATCTGCGAGAAAATCATGGCTCTGGGTACTCCTTGGAAGTTTTAGGTTCAGGACGCGGCGGTCTTGAGAGCGATCACCGGACCCGCCGTGGTGTTGTCACCAAGCGAGTGGTGGACGATATCGAACCGCATCGTGCCCTGGAGGAGCAACTGATCGGTCGTGGCGTAGACCTGATCGTACATCCGCACCGAGAAGTCTCGGCGACGAGCGTAGATCGAGGACAGGCCAAGGTTGGCGAAGAGAACCTTGACCTTGCCGGTGTCGGCACCGAGGGTCGAGTCCATCACATGGACGAGGTTCACGGGGAATCCGAGGAACGTCTCGTTGACGCCACCGCCGACGCTCTCGACGGTGTTACCGCCGGCAGCGTAACGCAGACGAGCCATCGAGGACGCGAAGCCGGACGGGCTGATGTACCACTGAGCACCGCTGCGTGCGTACAACGGCATCTTGCCGATGACGTTCACGAAGTCCGCGACGGTCAGAGTCTCGAAGCCGGTGCGACCCGAACCCGAGGTGACGATGCTGGCGGCCTTCGTACCGTCGTTGATCTTCGGCACGACGCCGGTGATCCCGCCTGCACTGGAGGTGGAGTCACCCGTCCAGCCGCAGAGGTCGATCTTGTAGGCCAGCGAGGTCGCGAACTCGGTTGCAACTGCGTCTGCCAACGAGATGAGAGCGTCTTCGACCACTTCCGTCGACATCCGGGTGCCGACCGCCAACTTCTTGGCGACCAACTGGACGTTCGCGTAGGTCGGCTCGCTCTCGGTGACGGCAGTGCCTTCACCGACGAAGTAGGCCGTGGTGCCCGTAACACGCTTCGGGATGATCATCGTGTCGCGGCTCATCGTCACCTTCTCGACGCCCGAGGCGGCGAAGGTGCCGTAGTTTTCGACAAGACGAATCACGCGGGCCGCAAACTCCTCCGGCACCAGAACGCCACCAGCCGAGTTACTACCCTCGTTGAGGGCGCGGTTCTCAACGCCATGCTCCTTGCACCACCGGATGTCGTCGGCGTTCTTGAACACCGCAGCCCGCAGCCATCGGCCACAGCGGTAGGCGCTCTCGACAGCCTCGGGGCCGTCGTTGAAGGCCGAGAGTTGCGAGTGGTGCGGAGCGATGCCCCGAATCTCCATCTTCTTCGGCTCGTCCTTAACCTCGGCCACGGGGGCCGCGGCAGGGGCCGGAGCGGCCTTCTCAACGACCGAACGGAGTTCGGCTTCCTTGGCGGCGATCCGCTCCTCGAATTCGAGGTCGGTCTTCACCTGATCGGCCTGGGCCGACAGGGAGAGAAGTTCCTTGGTCTGGTCCGCGCTGCGGTCCTCGACCGAGGTGAGTTCGGACATGCGGGCCGAGATGCCCGCAGCACGCTCCTGAAGACGCTTGAGATTGCTCGCCATGATTGGCCTTGCTCCTGTTGAAGCCGGCCAATCGCGGAATGCGGCGGCCGGCGGGTGTGTTGTTCCCGCTAGCGCGCCGCGCCGTGAATCCTCACGTCGCTCGCACTGCCCTACGCGACATCCATCGCGTAGCACTGTGTCTCTACCTGTAGATTAGCGTTACTGCTTGCTGCTCTGCAAACGAGTGCGGAGCAAGACAGCGTTTAGTTCCGCCAACTTGATCTGCGCGTCGAGCCCGTCGTCGTTCGCCGGAGCCTCTTCGGACGCTGGCGTCGACGCCTCTTCGGTAGCAGCGACTTCCGCGGTTGCATCTTCTGCAACAACTGCCTCTGAACGCTTTGATTCTTCGCTCATCTTGCCCTCGGGGATGACCCACAACTTGCAGATTCCATTCTCCGAGATGCTTCCCTGCACCACTTCGCACGCACCGGCCTCGAAGAAGATGCAGTTGCTGCACTTCATGCCGCGTTCGGCGAAGGGGCTGACTTCGATGTAATGCGATCCGGCTGGACCGCCCTGCGGCCACGGGCCGTACTCGTCGACAATGTCTTCGAGCGACTCGGCGTAGGCGAGGTTCGCGGGGGAGAGCGTGCCGTAGTCGGCATCATCCTCGACGCCTTCCATCTCGCGCTTCTCCGACGACATCTGTGCGACCTTTGACTCGCTCCAGCGGCGGCCGGGTTCCCCAGCCCAAAGAAGAAACGCCACGAAACCGGGCGTCTCCTCGCCGGCCTTGTCCCAGCCAGCCTTCTTGTCGACCTTGTGGCGAGCGTGCCACGCCCGCATCTTGACGACCTTCTCTTTGGTCAGGTTCTCACGGGAGGCGATCTTTCGAGCCCACGAGATCGTCGCCGGCACGAGGCCGTCGCCGCCGCGGCCCTCTTCGTAGAGTTTCAGGCCACGCCGGCAGGCCGCAGCCATGCCAGCCGTCGGCTTCAGGCTGACGTCGCCCTCGGCCCGATAATCTTCGACGTCTTCGATGCTCGTTGCCTCTTCGACCTCGACGGGCGCGGCAGAAGCGGCTGCCCGACGCTCGCACCACTTCTCACCGCTGTCGCCGCCGGCCAGGAGCCACTCAACATAGGCGGGCGATGTCGACCAGTTGACGGCTCGGGCTGCGGCGGCACGCTGATGCACCTCGGCGAGATAGGAAACCTCCTCGACGGAGACGATTTCGCGGTTCACGAGTCGCTCCGAGATCACCAGAAGCCTGGAGTCGATGTCGTCTCGCTTCTCGGCGGCTCGAAGTCCTCGACGAGCCGAGTTCGCCATCGTCTGATTCGGCCGATAGTTCTCTCCAAGGGCGATTTCGAGGGCTCGGCGGCTCACCACGACGCTGGATGCGTCATAGGCGGGGCGAACGACGGGGCCGACGTCCTCAAGAAGGCCGATCGAGCGGATTTCTCGCCGCTTCATGCCCTTCTCGTCGGTGCTCCAGATGTCGCCGGCGTTCTTCTTGACCGCGAAGGCGAAGGATGACCCGGTGACGAGTCGCTCTTTCACCATTGTTGCGACATCTTCGGCGTCACGAGTCGCCGGCAGCGACATTTCGTAGCGCAAGCCGTAGCCATCGACCGACAACTTGAGCGATCCGTTGCTGGAACGGGCGAGCAACTTGTTTTTGTCGTGGTTGTAGAGCCCGAGGACGTCAGGTTTCGACGAAAGAACCTCGTCGAACGCCTTGGGATGCACGGTTTCGATGAAACCGCCCAGGTTGCGGCTCTCCGAGTTGAACACGGCCCCGTAACCGACGATTGTCGGCCGCTTTTCGCCGTCTCCGGCGTCTCGATACTCGACCGTCGCTTCCGAAAGCGTGATCCGGCGTTCAATTTCCTGCGTTGACATCGCCCACCTGATTTGTGAGGTAGTTTTCGAGCCCAATCTGGCTGATCACCAGACGAATTGCCTCGATATTCGCCATCGAGTCTTCACTTCCACGACGTAACTTCGCGAAAAGTTTGGCCGAGGTGCTGTCTCCGAGAGTCGTGCAAAGCAGGAACCCTGCTTGCTCCGCGTCTGCGGCGACTACATCGGTGTCGTAGTTCGAGTCGAGGATTCCCTCGAAGTCGTGACGAGGCCACGAGAGGTGATCAAAGTCGGTCGCCGGGGCAGCGTCGAAGAATTCGAGCCGCTCCGAGAGTGTTTTGATGTGACCGCGCTCCTCTGCGGCGTAGGCGGCCCACACTTCCGCCAGTTTCCCGTAGCCCCAGCGGCCAAAGTGAGTGGCCTGGAGGTCATACATCTCGGCCTGCCCCCAATGGAGCCGGAGCGAGAGTTGCAGTGCTTCGACAACGCCGTTAAGCGGGGCTGGCATTGGTGGTATCCCCGTGTGCTTCGTACCAAGTTTCAATTACGGTTTCGTATTTCTGTCCGCTTCGGTGACATCCCAGAAGAATGTCCTTCGAGCGACCCATCCACGATACCACGAAAGATTCAATGTCGCGGCCAGTAGCATTGGCGGCGTCGCGAAGTTCCGCGCACATCCGCGTCTGCATCTGATCGAACCATGCGGTGAGTTTCTCGGGCTTGTTGCGTCGCTCGATGATGCCGTCGGCCTCGGTGGCGGCGAGGCGTCGAAGGTTCGTGCGGAAGATGACTTCGTTCGTGTCGATGCTTCGAGGCTCCGACGGCTCCTCGTCTTGGCCGGCACCTTGGCCGTCAACGAGTTCGTTGCCTGATGGCTCTTCTTGCTGCACCGGAGGTGCTGCCTTCCCCTGATCCTGGCCGGGCTTTTGGCCGGTCGGGTTCTCGACGGTGAATGCGTCGAGGAGTTGCATATTGACCTGAACGAATCGCTTCTTCCCGAGGCCGTCGGGCAGCGGGTTGTAGCCGATCGCGGCCCGGTATTCATCGACGTCGATAGCACCGTTGTTGAACGCTTCGCGGAGGAACTGAGCCCGCGCCTGATAGTCGCCGGCGAGGAGGGCATTGGTGTCGAAGGAGACGAAGTAGTTCTTGTCGTCCACCACGAGGTCGCGACGGCAGGCCATTTCCCAGCGGCGAAGCCACGGCGTGAGCGAGAAAGTCACGAAGTCGATGGCCGATTGTTCGGCCGTCGAGAAGCGGACGTTGCTGAAATCCCCGATCAAATGGGGCGGCACGCGGTAGACGCGGCTCACATCCTCAAGTTGGTAGCGCCTGGTGGACACCAGTTCAGCACTCTGGTTGTCGACCGGGTCGTTTTTCTTTTGGAAGCCATACCGCATTACCACAGTTTTGAATGCTTTGTTTTGCCCCTGATGAGCCTCGTCCCAGTGCTGCTTGAAACGCAGAAAAGCCACGGGCTTGTGAGGCT